GCATCCACCCCTTTGAAATGTTCCATTCCCCTGTTTTTGGTGACAGTACACTAGAAGTATTAGGGGCCACCATGACAAGCATTGATACTATTTTCGCTGACCGTCAGCTAATGACCAGCTCCATTAGGAGTGCGGATGCTCCCTATTTTTCGTTAATCTTTCTTAGTACCATCTGCCGCTATCACATCAAACCCAGTAAACTGCGGCTTCTCTTCTGCGTCACCTGTTCTGAGATTGTCTATTAAACGAGTTGCCAGCGCGAGTATTTCAAGGTTTTTCTGCTTTGGATACATGTGTATGCGTTTAACAAATCGCTGCGTTATCGCTCGTTTTTTATTCCCAGTGCCGCGATAAACGATTTTAGTATCCCATTCAATGCGCTGTATAGAGTGCCTGACTTGCCACGGAAGAGCTTTCAAATCTTCTGGAGTTTCAATGTCAACAGTTTCAGAAACGTCACTAAATGCGAGTGCTGCGACTTCTTCAAGAACCTGTTTTTGATAAACGCCAAGCGCATCAGCGCTGACCTGCATGATCTCTGCTAATCGCTCTCGAGCGTTTTCTTTTGCGAGTATCGTTCTGCCGTAATTCGGCGCATAACCGGCCCATTCTTCCGCCTCGTTTACGTCCCTTCCATTGGCTGCATAACGCTGTAGAAAAGCTTCGGTCTTTGCGTTTACTTTGACGGGGTTTTTATTACGTGGATTTAGCGCGCCTGGTTTGATGATTGCCATTAGCTGACACTGTTACTCAGCCTTACCCGATCTTCATGTCAGATGCTCGCCCGGAGAATCCGTTTTCAGTTTCTGGATCCACGGCACCAGCTTTGTAGGGATCTTGAGCATAACCAATGCGTACAAGACGCTCGATCATTTGCCCCAGGGTGCGCCCTTCTCGTTCTGCTGCGCGCTCTAAAAATTCGGCGTGACGTGGCTGTAGAACTGTAGCAAAGAGCTTGCCACCAGCAAAATTAATGCCCTCACTGGACAGAGTTTCATAGAGTTCCTGGCTCACTTCTGTGCCTGCGGTTGCTGCCGCGAGAGGGTCATAATTATCAATCACTGACTGATATGTTGCTAATTTTTCCGATAGTTGATTTACTTCAATTTTCTGAGCTGCCAATCTTTCTCTGAGCTTTTTTATTGTTGCTGATGCTGATGTTTTTGCACGTGTTTTTGTTGGTGTTGTCATTGTATTTACTCCGGTTGTTGAATTAATGAGTGTTTTTGATAAAAAAATTATATACAGCTGCACCCAGTCCTGACAGCACAGTAATTATAGACCACCCAGTTACCTGGACCCTGATTTTCTCCCAGCGTAATAATTTCTTTTCTTTTGCTTGTATCAAAGAGTCAATAAAATCATGGTGTTTGCGATGTGTTAGCTTATCTATCGAATCGCGATTATCTAACGCCTTATTGACTGCGCTGATTATTAGATCCTGGTCTATTTCTTGTTGCTCTGTCATAACTGCTTTACTTTCGCTAAATGCTCTGTTTTCGATTTACTGCCAGCTGACGAGCCAAAAAAGAAGTTGTACACCTGCTCTGCTTTGCTTGATACTTGACCAAGCACAAAGCCTAGCAGCGTAGATTCTAACGTGACTTTACCGCTCAACACCCAGAATACTACAGCAAAAAAACACCCAACTGTTAATACTGCTAAAGTCGGGACAATCAACGACTTAGTACTTTTTTGCAGATCTCTAGCGCTATTACGATCATCAGCAGCAATTTTTTTTAGATCAACACCAAGCTCTGCCATTCTTGTTTCAAAATCTTGATCGGCTTTCTTGAGTTTCAGCAAAGCATCGGGGTTGCTTGATACTGCTAGAGCTATTTTCTTTTCCAGCGCCTTCCCTTCTAGTTTTTCATCTTCTCCGAACAGCGCTGAACTGATCGCTTTTGTTGCTATGCCTCCAAGCGGCCCGCCCAATGCGGTGCCGATAACTGGCGCAACAGATTTGACTATATCTTTCCAACTCATCGCTCATCCCACCTGGCGGGGCCGTTGCTGCGTGTATCTACGTGTGTTCGGCCTCGATACCAACCGACCCCAGGAGCGTCAATATCTTCATAAAACTGAGCAACCAGGTCAGGATTGATCTGCGACTCTCTGCCTAATTCTACAACATAGAGTTTATGATCTGCTGCGCGTCCGAATAGATGCTGACTGTCTGCCGCGCCGCCGATTGATCGATTATGTTTTTTACAGCGACAACCGGACGTGATTATGATTTTAACCCGACCGCATTTGAGTTCAGTTTGAAAATGATCTGCAGCGAGTTCGAGCGTCTTAGCCATCGTGATATCGACAGTATCAAAGCCACAGCCGCATTTACACGCAAATTCGTGACGACTAAGACGCTCAGTTAAATCGCCCACGATTTATTCTGCGTCAGACTCAGGTTTAGCAAACAGATCCATTTGCACGTCATCAGTGCGGATCGGTCTATCAATAGCAACTAACAGTATCTGCAATGCCAACCAAAATCCGTCTAGCTGATCTTCAGACATCTTAGCCACCTGGCCAGCCAGTGAGAGCGCTTTTTTCGGGATCCCCATGGCCTCCATTTCTTCACGTTTCGCCTTGATCTCATCATTCAGAGCTGTTCGCTTGCTCTCTGTTTGAGAAATTTTCTCCAGGGTAGACCTGCATCGCTTGATCAAAAAAGCGCTGTCTTGATCCATGAGCTGCTGTAAACGGGTAGGTTCGTCTTCGTATTCGCCTTCAAATTCTTCTTCTGTTTCTGCTGTGTTCATTGTTTCCGATCTCCGATCTGTTTAGTTGAGTGCTGATAGTATTAGATAATTCAGACGTGATCAATTGAGAGAAGCTATTAAGCCTTCACCAACTTGATATCAATCCCGAGCTCAGCCTTCATGGCCCGGCGTTTCAGTTTGAACACCGGGTCAAGGTACTTTTCGTTGATTGTTCCCTTAACATCTTCGACCACTTCCACGCCATCGCTGTCGATATATCTGAAATCAGCGCGGTATTCAAAAAGCTTCAATCCTGATTTTTTACCGTAAATCTCATAACTGGGCTGCAACTCCAGTTTTTTAATCTGCCCGGTGCGCTCCAGCATGCGTAGCTGTCCAAATCTCCTCACTTCTGCCTGGCTGGGGAAGTAATGTATGTCAGTTCCACCGCATTCCTCACACGCTTTAATTTTCGCTGTGTGCAACTTTTGGCACCCAAGGCATACCCATGCATGCCTTCTGGTGTTTTGAGCCTCTGTGCGCGATTTAAACCCTGTTCTCGTTGATTTGTACATAGCTCTACCTCCCTGATGCTGCGCTTCTGATCCATTCATTTGCAGCTCTACGTCCACAATTCGTGCGTTTGTTGGGATTCGGTTCACTGACTGCCGCTTGTCTCCAGCGCTGCTGATACTCCGCCCAGGCCTGCTGCTCGGTCAGTTCTGGGATTAATCGGGAATGCTGATGAAAGTGCTCGTAGTCCTCCCGAATCATAAGTTTTTGAATATCTGTTTTTGCCATTGTCGTTACTCCTGATTTTTTTTCGTTGATAAAACTGGTTAATTTTTAAAAGCCGCGAGCACAGCAGACGCTTTGCCGATGTACTCATCTGGATTTTTTTTCATTGTCTCGTGCTCTTTGACAATCCTGGCGTACATAATCCCGTCATCGCCACGGTACGGGATACCCCGATTAACGTTTGCCAAAACCCAAACCTGTTGAGCGTGATTGAACGCTAAAAACTTTTGCAGGTAAGATTTCAATCTATCGTCGTAGGGCGTATGCCAGCCTATTTTTTTATCGGCCACCACACGCTGCGGGTTGTCAAACGGTATGTTTGGCGGCTCCATGATACCGGTCCACCAATCTGCAAACTCAAAGGGATCATGCGGGGCCATCTGGGGCCATCTTCGATTGCGCTCTCGATGTGTGATCATGACAGCTGCCAGCACGTTCTGGATTTTCGGGGGCCTGATTTCGTCGTCGCTCATTCGTGGCACCTCTTCCCGTCTTCGTCGATGATCATGTTCCCATAGGGGTCAAATACTCTCAGGTCGCGCTCGTTGGCTCCAGGTCGTGACCATGCGATAAATTGTCCGATGCTCGGGAAAAATGGACTATCACTAAGTTCACAGCGCGTCAATGCGCGTTTGATCATTTTCGGTGATGTCCTGCCATGGCGGATTAATGCAGCTGCCCAGCCTCGTTTTGCTCTGTTCAGCTCATCAGTCGATTTGAAAGCGTTTCTCCAGGCTGGAAATATTATTTTCAATTGCATGAAAAGCTGGTTTATAAAATCTTTGTTTTGTTGGCTTAGCGTGATCTCTTCACCAGTCCATCGAATTGAAGTCAACTTCTTCCCGGCCTGGTCCTGATCCTGATCCTGATCCGTTGTTGCCAGTGTTCTGCCTGTTTTTATCAGTTTCATAATTTGCTCCGTTGAGTTTTTTTGGAAAAATTCCCGTCCACCGATTTTGAATGGTTTGATCAATTGCGGCTTGTTGCTCTTCCGGGGAAAAACCGTTTAGGCAATTAGCGGCTTTTGTCTTTGCCAATTCTGTGAGTGGTTTTCTGATATCTCTTCGATGTTTTTCAAATTCGTTCCATGCTGCCTTGTTTACCCAGTCAGGTAAGATAAAAATCTTTTTTTTCTTTGGTTTACTTTCTTTTATATCTTTATTGGTTAATGGTTCTTGGTTCTTGGTTTGTTGCTCATCTGTTAAATTCTGTTGACGCTCTGTTAAATTCTGTTGACGCTCTGTTCGTTTTCTTCTCCTTGCTTCAGCGCTAGCAATGCCAGCTTTGGCTTTAGCGCTAGCGTTGGCGCGGTATTTTGTGATTTCTTCATTGCATCTTTCGTTATAAAAGCCTTCCTCTGTAGCTTCGAAAAACTCTTCTAAAATCAAATTTAAGGCGTTTTTTTCTTCTTCGGTAGTGCAAAGAAGCAACTTTTCTAAGCGCTTGATGTCGCTTGTTAGCGCTAACTCTGTATCGTAGTAGTGCTCTATTGCATCTCTGTACACGCTCCGTTCAACACGTGTTAAATGCCTGGTAGCGTTGTTAAAGTCTTTAATATGATGAGGGTAAAAGTTCATAAAAATCTCCTTTAGTTCAGTCGATCCGGTGGAAAGCCGTAGCCGGAACAGACTGAGATTGTCTATAAAAACGGAACGGATCGACTGACTAAAAGAGATTTTGAAGCGTTCCAGCGTTTTGCGCGCTTTCCACAGCGCTTAATAAAAAATATACTCCCTGCAGCAAATCAGCGCAAGGTTAAAATCATAACAGGGCGATTACAAGGGGTTCATGCTTTACCCTTGAATACGCTTGTTAACTGTCTTTCATTGCTGCTGACAACCGATCGAAATAATCACTATTATGTTGATTATTAGTACTGGCACATTTCGGGCATCTAATATCGCTATACAATGAAAATGTTGGATTATATGTATCAATTGTTCCTGCATATCCGCACGACAGACAGTTAACAAGTCCATTAAGGTCGGACGCTTCGCGTCCTGTGCTGGCCGTTGCTTCTGTTTTTTGCTCACTCATGTTGCTATCCTCTGGCGCGTACTGCGCCGCTTATGTAAATCGTTAGCCTGTATTCTCTAAGTGCTGTCTTATCGCCTTATCCAGCAACTTCTGAAGCTTAATTTCAAGTTTTGACACGTCCGAAGGGTACGCTCGCAGGCTGTAAACTTTTTTCAATTCCTTCCCTGTTGCGCCTTTTGGTCTTCCAGCCCCTTCCCTGGGGCCGCCTCTGTTGTGTTTTTTCATTGATCGGAAGGCAGTAAAGATCTGCCATTTTCGTCTTCTTTGTGAAAAATTACGCCTCTTGGGAAATGATCGTTTGCTGTCCGCATGTGATCCAGCGCGGATTTTAGGTCTTTGAAAAACTTCAAGCCATGTGTTGTGCTGTATGTTGAATAATATTCTTTCATTTTGTTTTCCTTTGTTGTGTTTGTCTATGTATCTATAATAACACTATTAGATTAAAACACAATACTTTAATTCATCTATTTACAGTTAATTTCCACCATACAGGCTAACAATCAGTTCTAGCGGATTCGCGCACTCACTCGCTTAACACAAATCGTTAGGTGGATTTAATCATTAATCAACAGCTAGACCGATAATAATGGATCGTGCTGCTATCTCTCCACCTGCTATTATTCGCGCTAACATCCAATTTAGGCCCAGGCTTTACATCAGATCGTTTCAGAGCGTAGGCGCGGCCTTTTTTTACACATTCTGGGGCTTCGCACCAGTCTCTAAGTGTCCATTGTTGTATTGGCTCTTTTGATCCGTTGTATATTTTCCGCTTGGTTGTTTTTCCGCAAAACATGCAGGTTTTTGTATCAGATACTAACTCCATCACTATTTCCACCGGTTCAGTTTGCCAGCCCGAAACCTCTTCAGCATGCCTGGCGGAATATCCAGATTGTTCTGTATAGCCGCTCCCATCAGGGTGCATGCAGTCTTATTGGGCAGGTCTTCGGGCCAGTGCGACACAGCAGATGATACGACACCCAGGGCATTTGCTACATCAGCAATTGAGCCAAACAGGTTAATAAATTCAGATTTTTTCATATTTGCCACTTGAATTATTTCAGAAACTAGAGTTTAATTAATTCAGTTATTAATTGCAACTTGAGAAAAACATGAGTGATAAACAGTTAGAAAAAGTACAAAATGATGATGGCCCAAAACTGGGGATATTTGACGATATCAGCAACGAGGATTATCACCGTGGCGTTGGTATCTCTAAGTCTGGATTGGATCTGATCAACAGAAGTCCATTGCATTACAAGACAATTAAGGCGCATCCAAAGCCATCAACACCCGCTATGCTTATTGGTTCAGCGTTTCATTGCCTGGTGCTCGAACCAGATAAATTTCCTACTGAATACATCACTGTTCCAAAAGATGCGCCAAGGAAACCAACGGCGGCACAACAAAATGCAGCAAAACCCAGCGCTAAAGCTATTGAATCCATAAAATGGTGGAGCGATTTTGACAAAGAGACAGAGGGAAAAATTGTTATCAGTAATAAAGCTGGAGATAATGAATTCTGGAGTCCTGGAGACTGGGATAGGATTCATTTTATGGCTGAGTCAGTGAAAAAAGATCCGGTTGCGTCAATCTTACTTGATCCAGGTCAAGGCCGCGCTGAAAACTCAGTATTCTGGATTGATCCAGAGCATAGAAAGCTCTGTAAATGCAGACCTGATTTTATCAACGATGCACATAATGTCTGTGTGGATCTTAAGACGACAATTGACGCCAGTTTCACAGGATTTGGTAAAAGTGCTGCATCATATCGGTATCACGTTCAGGACGCATTCTATCGGGATGGACTGTCTGCAGTAGGTCAACCCGTACAATCTTTTATTTTTGTCGCTGTCGAAAAAGAACCGCCTTACGCTGTCGCTTGCTACGTGCTCAATGAAGAAGCAAAGCGAGTAGGAAGAATTCAGTACCGGGATAATCTCTACACATATAAGCAATGCTATGAGCGTGACGAATGGCCTACATATCCTGGGGAAACAACGCTCTTTGAACCAAGCATCAGAACGCTTGAGATTGCGACATGGGGATTAAGAGGTGATATATCATGACATCGCCAGTTCGACCATACAGAGCATATGATAAGTTCAATGATGATTTATTTTTTTCTTGTAATTTTAAATCAAATAGTCTTTTTTTTGAAGAAATCGAAAAGCGTGAAGAAGGCGGCAACTCTATATTTTTGGATGAATCTACAGGGGTGTACGACAAGCAAGGAGAATTAATTTTTGTAAATGATAGACTTCGGTTTTTTTCATCACCTGCGCACACTTGTCATACAGGTAACATTTGGGACGCCACTGTTATTTTTGAAGATGGCGTTTATACGGTAGATATTCTTTCCGCTAAACAAGTAAAAAATCCCAAAGATTGGGATATGCAACATGATTGGGTTAAATCTAGATCGTGGGCGTGTCTAGTTGGCTATGGCGAATATGGTACATGGAATGTTCCAAGAAAATGCTTAGCTGATATAAGCACAGGTTTCGGATCAAAACACCCAGAAGATTTTGAATCTTATTACAAGCCTATGGCTGAAAAATACGGGTATGGAAAGCGGTATATTAATGCATTAATAATAGGCAATACTCACAAGGGAATAAAAAAATGACCGATAAAAAACCCGACTGGTGGGGGCATCTACATGACCAGGCTGTTGATAGTGCTATCGCTAAAGCTACTAATAATTTTCAGCCTGCATTAATCATCAGCAGGCAGCCTTACATTATTTCTGATCTGGTAAGAACAGGGATTCTTGATGTAGAAGAGAATCGGAAAACGGGCGTTAAAAAATATCGGGTCAGTGTCGATTTTTTTAATTCAAACGGGAGTAAAAACTATGTCATTTAATATGCAAGAGCACTATCTGTTGAGCGCACATCAGAACATTAAAGAAGCGTTGATACAGTTAAGAACCATCAACGATAAAATACATACGCTATCTCTTGAGAATAGCATTAACGATATTATTGATGTTGGAGAGCGTGTCGAGGCATTGATATCAAAAGAGCGCAAACATGAACAAAAGTGAGCATGACGAAGTGATGAAACAAAGGCGGAAAACTTTCCTTATGATTACTTTATTTTGGCTAATGCTTGGTTTTGGTTTTTACTTTTTTTGGTAACGATTAAACTTTGAGGACGAGCGAATGAAAGAAGTAACACCAGCGGCGAGAACTTTAAACGAAGCAGCACGGCGGTAAAGCCGTCTGCGTGAATAGGATTGTTATAAATGAACCAGAAAACAACATTAAGCCACTATGTTAAAACAGGCGAACTTCAAATATTTGCACGGCATACCTATGAAAAGCTGTTTGATGGGACAGTGCCGGATATTTATTTGGCTAGGCAGATAGAAAGTGCAGTTCGTGATGCAGAGCAAGCCGGGTACAGACATGGGCTGGAAGTTGCGAAAAAGGCATTTGATGGGATCAAGATTTCTTTATAACGGCGACATTAAACGGACGGAGCGAAGCGGAGTTCCGCTTTGAATATTTTGTTATGCGTATTTTGCAACTGACATTAAAAAAGAAGTGGTTCGACTTGATCGCCAGCGGTGAGAAGGCATTTGAATATCGTGAATATAAGCCGCACTGGATGTCTCGATTGTTGGGGCGCAGCGGTTATCAAAACTATGACGAGATTCGGTTTACCAATGGATATGGCAAGCACCGCCCTTTTTTGCGAGTTGAATTTGAAGGCATGGCAATTATTGAAGGGAAATACTGTGAGCAAGCAAACGGCGAACCCCTGGAGCCAGAGCAGAAATACTTTGTTATCGGTCTCGGAAAGGTGTTAGAGATTGGTAACGCATAACAGTTTTATTAAGCGGAATTGAGGCAACTATGCACACAAAATCAATAGACGTACCAGCATTTTTCGATGAGTTGGTAGATAAAGAAACCGGAGTTAGCCAGATCATAGAAAAAATGATGGAGAGCGACCCCGAGGCCGTTCGGGATATGCTGTATAAACAGTATCACGAAAATGATTTGTATGACGGCATTAAAAAAGCAGTGATCAGTATCGCAGAAAGTCGGATGGGATTTTGAAAGTACTTGATTTATTTAGCGGTATCGGTGGTTTCTCGCTTGGTTTAGAAAGAGCTGGAATGCAGACAGTCGCATTTTGTGAGATTGAAGAATTCCCGCGTCAGGTACTAAAAAAACACTGGCCTGATGTGCCGATTTTTGAAGATGTAAGAAAATTAAAAGGTGATCAACTTGGAACAATTGACGTTATTTGTGGGGGATTCCCATGCCAAGACATCTCAGGTTCTGGACAACAAAAAGGTTTTGAAGGAAAAAGGTCGAGTTTATACAGGGAAATGCTCCGCCTTATTAGCGAGTGTAGACCAAAGTACTCAATTTTTGAAAACGTCACAAACCTGCTTACTGGAGAAAATGGGCGATGGTTTTCAAAATTTCTTTATGATCTGGCCGAGATCGGGCAGGATGCTGAATGGCACTGTATACCAGCTTCCGAATTTGGCGCGACTCACCACAGAGATAGGGTCTGGATTATTGCTTACCCCAACGGCACAAATGCACAAGGCTTTAACTTTCAGAAACCCTTATGCGCTTATTCGGAAGAATCACGCAGACGGGAATTTACAAGAACAATTAATGCATTTATATCAGCTGATGCCTACATCAACTGGCGTCGAAATAATGATGAGATATCCAGAGAAATGGACCGATTAAAAGCTCTTGGGAACGCGGTTGTTCCACAGATACCAGAGATAATAGGCCGCGCAATAATGGAGGTTGAAAAAAACAACAAATGAATTTACTCAACTAATCAGCTATAGTAATATCACTGAGTAATTTCAATTAACTAAACAATAGGAGTAACAGCAATGGCGATTAAAAATATCAACAGCATACTGTCAAAAGTCCAGGAAGCCCGGCAGCAGATTGATCTTGAAAACCGTAGGAATATCAACTTTGGACGTGATACAGGTCACACAAGACATGCTCTTAAGCTGCTGGATTATATTATCAGTGAGTGCTCTGATATCGAATTTGAAGAAGCGATAAGCAAATAATTTTTTTACACTGGAGATAAATGAAAATGAATATAGATGATTTAACAATTGGACAAGTAAAACAGATTGCTGCACTAAATATTGTAGCACCCGATAAATCTGATATGTTGCAAGAGTACATCGGTAAATATGTGATATGCCGGACAAGAAATGAAGGTATAAACGCCGGGATAGTTAAAAAGATCGATGAAACAGGTGTTGTACTAACCGATGCTAGAAGAATTTGGTATCACAAGCCCATCAAAGGATCATGGTATGAAGCCATTGCAAATAATGGAATATCATCCGATAGCAAAATAAGTGAGCCAGTTGAAAAAGTAATCATTGAGGATTACTCACTAACCATCTGTACAGACAAAGCTATTAAATCAATTAGTCAGTTGAAAAGCCATGAAAGTTAATCAGCAGGATTCCGGTTACGGTGACGGTGACGGTGACGGTTACGGTTACGGTGACGGTTACGGTTACGGTGACGGTTACGGTTACGGTGACGGTGACGGTTACGGTGACGGTGACGGTTACGGTTACGGTGACGGTGACGGTTACGGTGACGGTGACGGTTACGGTGACGGTGACGGTTACGGTTACGGTGACGGTTCCGGTTACGGTTACGGTTACGGTTACGGTGACGGTGACGGTTCCGGTTACGGTGACGGTTCCGGTTACGGTGACGGTTACGGTTCCGGTTACGGTGACGGTTACGGTTACGGTGAATAAAATTAATTAATTGGAGTAAGAGAAAAATGAACGATTTAGTAACAACACAGTACAACGGATTTAGTATAAATATTGACTCTTTTGAACGAGGCAAAGAACTGGCATCAATGATAGCTGGCTCTGACCTGGCCCCAAAGGATTACAAAGGAAAACCGGCTAATTGCATGGTTGCTATGATGCTCGGTAATGAGTTGGGTTTGAATCCAATCCAGTCGTTGCAGAATATTGCAGTGATCAATGGCAGACCTTCTATGTGGGGTGATGCAATGCTCGCTCTATGTCGTAAGCATCCAGATTTTGAGTCAATCAAAGAAACATTCGATGACAGCACAAAAATAGCAACGTGCATTGTAAAACGCAAAGGCAACGACCCACACACCGAAACATTCAGTCTTGATGATGCAAAAGAAGCAGGGCTTTTAGATAAACCAGGCCCGTGGAAACAGTACCGTAAGCGTATGCAAAAACTCAGGGCTCGCGGGTTTGCTTTGCGTGACGTGTTTGGTGATGCACTACTGGGCCTTATCTCAAGAGAAGAAGCGGAAGATATGCCGAAAGAATACACACCTTACAGCGTTGTTAATGATGAAGGCTCGGAAGCATCAGTACTAAATAGCGCGTTGAAAAAAGAAAATCCTAAGCCCAAACAGAAGCCGAAGCAGGAGGAAAGAAAGCCAGATCCAGAGCCAGAGAAGGAGAAAGATGCTCCAAAAAAAGGCAACGAGGAAAAAGAGAATTCAAAAAAACTGACTTATGCGGAAATTATGAGCCAGATTAACCAGGCTGAATCAGTTAAGGAATGCCTTTCCTTAGTTTCTAATTCTAACCTGGAGCACCTCCATGATGATCAACGGGATGAACTCAGGGAGGTATCTAGTATGCGTCAGGATATGATTACTGGCTGAGCACTTATTTTGCTGCTTGATTTTTCACTATACTTGTTCAATGAACACTCCCCAATTAGATACAGCTTACACTCTCTACAATAGTAAAGTAGAGAGTTCTGGCTGTTTTTGGGGTTTGGATAACTATTTGTTTTTGATGATAATGACAGATAAAAACACAATTAACATGCTAGTGAGCTCATGTTAATTAATCTCGACTATAGGTCCTGTTGCTGCCTCTATGCTAGCTATGGCTATATCCTTCGCTATGATTGTATTCATAACTAAACCATAGCCCTGAGTCCACATGGAGCCATAAGCTGGAGTTACCCCGCCTTGATCAACTCCATCAATATAAACTCTAACATTAGTCGTACCAGCAGGATCGCCAAGGTAAAATCGCGTCCTGATTCTAATTTCAATAACAGCACCGGCGATCATTGCGGCATTAATACCAGATATGTTTGTTGTAGCAAGCAATGTCGCTGCCCCACCGGTAACCACAGAGTAAACAGCAAATTCATCTGTCACGCCGCCGTCGTTAAAACGAAAGATGTTATAACAGTCACCAGGGTCTTCATGATCATTATAAAAAGCTGACAATTCATATTGTGTAGCTGCTGTTAATCCTTTAATTAATGTAAAGCTGATTGTAGAGTATTGGTTGTCCAATAAGTTATACCTTTCCCAGATGGGAATTATTTTATTTACATCATATGTAGAATACTTTGGAGTCCAATTATCTGGGAATCTAAACATTCTATTTATTCTCACAGTGCCGCCAGCGGATGTTCTTGTTAAAGAGTATTCATTTACTAGTTTTGTTGGGACTACCATTATTCCCCCAACTCTGGTCACACCTCCTGCTGCATTGGATTTCACATACACAAAATTAAGCCCATGCTTTAAATTAGCAATAGGTTTCATCTTTGTATACGTTGTAGTTACTGGCTGACTCATCACTCCTATTGATCCTACTGTTCTATTTTCATCAACTGATCTATTATTAATTAAAAATGTTGGCCCATCGTCACTAGAGTCTATTGGCATGTAAAATAAAACTGAAGGCCTATCAATAAAAACAGGTAATATTAACAAGGATGTAGAAGCTGCTGTAGATGCTGGAAACTTATAAAATGAATTAGTTAATGTTTGAACAGCAGCCCCATACTCTGTAACAGCTCTAAGCAATATAGTATCTGGTGCAGCTTCAAATGTATTAAGTGATTCGTCAACTATTTTGTAATGTGGAGATCCTGGGAAAAATTTCACCGCTTCAGATGAAACTCTCTTAATTTGATTACTCATTAATGTAATTAAATAAGATGCATGTAGTCTATGACCGTAGTCTAAAGGGTGAACCTGGTCAGAAGTGCTGCTGTTAAATAAATCATTATACTGAATACTATTAAATCCATCTATTGCGTCTATCTGAGGCTCGCCATAAGTCAACAACTCAAGGTTGTATTTCTCTGCTAATCTGCTCAAAGCTGATTTTATTATTGTTAAGCTCTCATCACCGTTCCTGCCAAGCAACGTGTTTCCGAGGTGTTGCGTTGTAGTGACCGGTGTTTGCAATATCGGTTGTACTCCGCGAATAAAACAATCAATTATGTTACATTCAACAGCTTCGGAATATGCTTCTATTACAGACGCTGTATCATCAATGTTTGCGCTATCACTTGTGCCAAAACCTAAAACTATAGCTTTTACATCTGTCCATGACATATTGCTGCCAGCAGATCGAAACCATGTGTTATACCAATGCTTTAAACCAAATAAATCATTGTAGATGTAGGATTGACTATCGAATCCACCGTTATAGCAGTGCGCAGTAGTCTTGGCTGGCCCGATGGCAGCAGCTAAGCCTTGCAATACTGTTGGGTATGCATTCGGACTTACATTTATTGTTACCCCAAAAGGACTATCTGACCCTGTGCTTGATACATGCCCTGTAGTTCTATAGCCGTCTGTAGTGCTATCAGAGTAAAAGCCCAACGGCGTTTTTGTGCCGCTAATCCAATTAGCATATATTGATTGCATTGTGTGTATTTTACCGCCAAAAGTGGGTGGTAATTTATTAACGTCAATGTAGTTAATGTATGCCTTCATAGCGTCCCAATTTGCATCAACAAGCGCCGGGGTCGTTAAACCATCAGTTGATACTATGTACCCAAAGCACATCGGGGTCAGCCCAACAGTCGGCTGCAAGGCGAAGGTATTTGACCCGTTACCCGAAAGAATGCTATAACCGTCTGCGGTTCCTCCAGATTGATATTTCCACCACCCAGGCCCCCCATTGTTAACATTACGTTCAACAACATAATAGATTTTATCTTCAACAAGATTTGATTCATCATTTATCAAATCAGCTATAGAATCATAGATATTCACCCCATAAAACTGCACTAAAAAAGGAGTGCCTTCTATAGCTATAGCGTTACCAGAGGAATCGAAACCGAGAAATTTAGATGCTCGACTGCTTTTAGAAGGCAGCTCCATACCGCTGGTTGATCCTGTATCAGACTTATTCAGCCTTAACGTGCGCAGAATATCCCGCTCGTTCTGCTGCATCATCTGAATGATTTTATCAAACTCGATATTGACGGCTGCGGCTGTGAAATCACCAGCGGTTGAAAAGTCTGTTGAACGAGCGATAGGAACATCTCTATAGAGCGTAAATATTTCGTTGAGTGTTGCTCCTAAGGTCAGGGTGATCGTGCCACCAGCCTCAACACCGACACCAGCAACAGTGTAATCTGTGCCGCGCACCAGAGTAGTTACCGTGACACCGTCTACATTCGTTTTTTCAACGACTAAATGATCCTGGTCGAATATTGGAAAGTCATAATCAAATAGGGTTTGTCCCGCTGTGGCTGTGTACTGAACCCAGGCGTTATTGTCTGCAATAATAATTTCACTCATAATCCTGCTGCCCCCTGAAGTTGCAGTTGATATTTACGTCTTGCCCTGATCTGTACTTGCTCTTTCAGATCTGGGAACTCTCTCAATAATTGATTTCTGGCTAATTGCCTGTATTCAGCAGCCAGATCTTTAATAAACGCGCCTTTGTTTTCAAGACCCGCTTCATCACCGTCCATTAGTCGATTGTAAATTGCTGATAAATGATGTTTCCCGGTCACAATTTTATTCAATAAATCTTCAAGCCCTAACCCAAAAGCTGGGTGCTTTAACTCATGACCTGCAAGCACCTGGAATCGTTCGTATGCTTTCGGGAAATCTCTTAAGTTCATTCTGACCCCCATCCCAAAAGTACTATCTTGAAAAGTAGTAACCCGCGAAGGTTTACCCAGTCCTATTTGCTGTGATACCAGTTCTTTAGCAATCGGAGAATTCGTGTCCTCACTCATCCAGATCGGTGATATCCAGTCTGGCCCAAGTGCTCCACCTAATTCTATTGGATGCCCGAAAGTACTTCTCATTGCTGGCAGTTCATCAGATAGTCCTGGAATGTCCTGCCTCATAGCATCCATTAAAGAATTTACCTCGCGCAACTCTGGATCGACAATTTTTTCAACACTGGCACCCAATCGCGGTACAACTGTTCTTGCATAATTTTGTAGCCAGCGTCCTGCATACATATCTGGATTAGACATCATATTAAAAAACTCTGAAATAGATCTCACAAAAGTTTGAGAGGTAACCGAGTTACCAACTGCAGCAATGGCAGAGAGAAATAAACGATCAGCTTTTGCTTGCTCTTCTGGATTATCAGATTCAATCATTTTATTTCGCTGCATCATCAGTTCTGTAACGTCTGCAGACAGCCCCAATACCATGCCTATAGGCTCAATTGAGCGGTAATTTATCCACTGATCAGGACCGCCCTGGATAGCGCCTATATTGATTGAATAAGGAGCCCAGCCGGTATCTCTGAGCCGTGCGCGTTCACCAGGGGCAGAAGGGCCGGAACCACTTATATAACCGCGCATAGTGATATCTGAGAATAAAGCCATAGCAGAGGAGCCAAAGGCGAATTTAGCCAGCGCCATATCCTTTTTGGTGCCACCGGCTTTAACGTCTCTCCAGAACCCAGGCATTGCCAAAGCAACTGGGGAGCGCTCGAAACCAGCTTTGAATATATTGGCAGGGGTGCGAATAAATGGAGTCAGGAAACCCAAGGGAGCATATTCACTAACCATTGATTGCCATTTCTGGCCCAATGGCCCAAGCTTTTTTGTGAAAGTTGCATACTCGGCAGCATCACGCCCGGCAATCCTCATTGCTTCATCCGGTTCCATTGCGTACTTAGCTACTTTATCGGCAAACTCTGCTTTGCTGCTTATACCTTCCTGTGAAGCTTTTCTGACTGACTGGGCCCACAACTCACCGTGAAAGTTCATGGTTTTAAATAATTCATCGCCGCCAGTTAGTAAGCGCCCCCATACTCGGTAAAACTCTCCAACGCCATCAGCCAGATACCCCAGCCCACCGCGTAAACCCAAAGCCTCTGCGCTGATCGCATGTTGATGAGGGGTTTCTATCTTTCCGACACCGTAACCAGATACGCCGGTTTTAAATGCTCTACCAGCGTTTGTGAAAGCCTGCCTCATGCTTTGCATAGTTCCGAAGGCATAGGCCAGAGCTTCACCTTTTTGCACCTGTGAGCCCGGTATTCTGGCTGCTACGCCACGTTCTACAACTGACTGATACATATACGCTACGTTAGATAGAATGTTTCTGGCTTGTGTAGTTGGCCCAGAGAGCAAACCTAATACCCATGCCTCGCGCACTGCATCCATTGTTTTAGCACCCACACCGCGCCTGGTAATCTCGGTTAGCATTTCTGGTTCAGCGTTTTTCAGCGCTGAAACTTTGCCAGCCAATTCTTTTGCTACTTCTTCGCCGCCCATTCCATCTAGTGAAGACTGAATCATATGCAGGCGCTCCAAGTTGCCCGCCTGTGAAGGTATTTTTAATGCGTTAAGGGCTCGTCCTGCCTCAGCTTTTGCACCCACGAAACGCCCGTATATTTCGTTATGGACTGCCATCATTTTGCGAAAGGCCCAGAGGTTAGCAGAGGTTGGTGCAGCGTTGGCCTGGTCAGCAACCTGTAACAATTTTTCACCAGACGAAACATACAGATCCTTCAGTGCGACCAGTTCAGCACGATTGAAGCGGGCCACATCCATTGTTGGGTCCATTAACTCTTTGATACCAACCTGTCGAGCCAGCGCCTTTGTTTCCTCGTGCGAGATAATCCCGCCTTTGGCCTGTGTCGCTGTGTCCTCCAGTCTATCGGTCATTTCGCGCAATACGTTATCGATATCCTCCGGCGCATCGATAGTACGAAAGTTAATAACAGGGCGGCCTATGTCGTTAAGTGGGACTTGTGGCTTGGTAGGTTTTGGATGATAAATAAACTCAGTTGCGTCATTTGCCATAAGTAAATCATTAAAATTCACTTCTTCTTTTATTATTTTTCCTTTTTCACCTCTATCGGCTAAATTAGCTAGGTGCTCATTAGCTATATTTTTATCTATTGCAACAAAGTCATTAGGCCGAATTCCTTCCCCTATTGACGCCCTATAAACCGTTACTTTTCCGGTTTCTGGGATATTTGGATTTGCTTCTTTAATTGCTCCCCACATTCCACCAGTTTTATCTATCTCGCTGAGTCGATTCGATTCTGGGAATAACGCTGAAACCTCGCTACCTTTAGCCGCATTAGTAACATCTTCAGGGGTTACCTGGTCACCAGTGCGGTAAAGATAATCTAGCCCGCCTAACTCATCGTTGACAGCACGGTTCTGCATGACTTGCTGTGCTTCTTCTGGTTGCAGCGCTTTGAATTCGACAGATGGCTGGTCTGGTAATCCTAAAGCAGAGCCCGCTAGATCTGATTCAACCTGCTTTGCCTGCTGTGCTGCAACATCGATATCTATACCTGTAGCTTCTACTTCAGCCTTCGCTTTTTGTGCGTTCCTGGCTGCTTTCAATGTGCGTAAACCACCGACAACGGTGTGCACCAGCCCGCCCAGTGCTGCGCCTTCCAGTGCTATCTTTATTTTGTCCAGAACAATAGGGTCATCCTCGTTACTGGATAAAAACTCTGTAACTGGGTTTTGTAATCCGTCAATACTCTGGACTAAATCAGATAGTCGTTCTTCTTGTTTCTCCCAGAATGTGAAATCAGTGATAACGCCTGCGGTCAAATCAGTGCCTATAGTACCCAGTGTTGCGGCTGCTTTTGTGCCTTGCAGTGCTTTGTTGACCTGGTTGAAAGGTAAAACAAATTGCATCACTTTTCTGTAAAATTCACCCGTTCCTGTTTTTGCATCAGGTATCCCCGGCAACTCTGGCAGGCTGGCACCGGATTCAGTGCGCTCACCTTTTAGCATCAAAACGAATTCAGGGGAAAGGTCTCCTTTATCGTCATACAGTTTGATTCCGAAATCAGGAATACCCAAGTCATTCAGCATATTTGCCACACCATCAGCCGTATCATAAACACCCTGCATTGCGTCACGTAACGCGCCAATAGTTTGCAATGGGATATCGGTGATTGTTTTGGCTATGTACTCACCCGCGCTGACTGATGATTGATCCCCAGCTAATGGGTCACCACCAATATCACTAATGGATAGCTGTGGATATTGATCTTGCTCCTGTGTTTGCTGAATGTTTTGTTCTTGCTGCCGTTGTTGTTGCTCCATCTGTGTAGCGCCCTCAGAGCCTGTATAAGGCGCGTTAGTGTCAGCAGGCCCATTGGCAGCGGGATCACCTAGAACGCTTGCCCAGCGATTAGCAGCGGCCTGTTGTCCTGCTATTTTGCGCGAACTTTCGTAAGATGACTGTAAAACACCACCATCACCGGCTGGTCGGGTTAATATTGGCCCCGGATTATCAATGTTATTATTATCCATCTAAGGCACCTTTTAACTGGTTGTATTCATCAAGCATATTTTCATACTCGGTTAATGACTCAAGTTCATCCTTTAATTCCTGCGGATAGTCTGCCGGGTCAGTCTGTGAATCGACCTCTGGAAAATCAGCAAATATTTTACGGGCTGTTTCATCCAGATTAAGCGTTGAAAAATCGGGATTCATAACGCGATATTTCCCAGAAGGCTGAGGCGCTGTGCGCTTGAAATAATTAGTTAAATCTATTTTGCTCATATACTGATTAACAAGTGATTTAGCTTGCGTCATCTGGTCATCGTAGCTGGGTACTGCTCCGGTTTCTGCTGTAGTCTGATCATACCAGCGATCAAACCGGCGTCGAGCCTCAGCACCGCTGACAATAATTGGATCAAATTTAGAAAACTGAACTTGTCCACCAAATACAGTGTGAAGATATTTTGACACCTGCTTATAGTCACTGTCCGGTCCAGCAGAACTACCACCAGAACCCGCAACCTTTTCGTTCCGGTTTCTTAAATCTCTGAATGTTCCTGTTGTTAACTGGTGAGACAGGTACGCTTCACGAATTAAAGGCCATGCATTTTCACCCGATAAAATGGAATCCTCCAGACTTATAACTACATCCTTATTGTCATTCGATGCCCCGCCCTGCATGGATAACACTAGAGCTTTGTAATCTGACTTGTTTAAATCACTCTGGTTTGCATCCAACCATTGCCAATTTAAACCCCCTTCAGCCTGTAAACGATAACCATCCTTTGCTAGTGCGTCCTGCTCAGCACCATGCAAATCACCGCTTGAATCATCAAGCAATCGCTGTGCACGTTGCGCCCGGCTAATATCGGTTGTCATGCGCTTCAGTATTATTTCTTTTACATCTGGCTCAATGTTGGGCGTGTCCTGTAGTCGAAAACTTTCAGCGGCAACCGTGGCGGATGTCAAACCATCGTTTTTAATGACTCGATTAAATTCACCCATTGCCCTTTCGATAGTTAGCGCATCATCAAACTGACGTAGTTTATTGTTAATATCTTCAACACTGTAAACACTTGGGCGAGTCGGATCCTGTTCGTAAACCTGTCCATTGAATTCAAACTCACCAGCAGGCCCACGTTTTGCCAATTGCGCAATGTATTGGTCTCGCTCAAGTGCCAGATCGACAGCAGAGGAATCATTCAAAGGCATCATACGGGCCATATTTAAAGCCCCGTCTAGTGATGAATCTAAAGCAATCTGAGACTCTGCGGTTGCCTGATCAATGACAATCTTCTGATGCTGTGTGGTCAGGTCACTAATTAATGGCTGTGTAGCTCTGAACACTGATTCGCGGTAAGGCTGAACCAGGTCAGGATTTTCCATTTCCAGGTTCTGCAATACTTCGCTGGTGTAAGCGTCAACAGCTTCCTGGAATGCCTGCGGGTTTGCTGGATTTTTCGCGTGTAGTTCTGAAAGCTGTTTTCGAGTGTTGATTTCCAGATTTGATAAATAAACTTCGTTAGCAGCCCGATTAAATGACTCTGCAGCAATAGTATTATCCTGCCGTGGTCGATAATTGGGATTCTGTCCCGCAATAGTACCCAGCCTGGCAGAGTCCCTAACAACCTGATTATCAAGGGTCTGCTGTATTCCGCTATTCAGACGCGCCATACCCTGAGAAAACACCTCAGCAGCATTAATACCCTCTGTTCGATTCGGCAACGCAAGGTTTACCTGCCTGCTCAGCCTGCCTGATGGCTTCAACACGCGACGATCAACCATTAGTAGATACCCCTAGCGCTGCCACGGCGTTGACGATTGTATGAGCGTTCCAGTAGTCCTGTACCCGCACGCTGCACACCTGAAAACAATGCTTGTTTAGATTCTGTGTTCAATATACGTCTTCGAGCCTGACCCGTAACTGATGCCAATTCAGCCTCTTGATTGATCATATTTGATTCACGTCTGAATACAGCTTCTGATTGGTTCAATCCGGCTTGCACAGATCCAGAATTTAAAGCCAATCCGCTCGATCCAGCTGCAGCGCGTTGCTGTGCCAATGATTCCAGTAACTGCCTGCGCCTGGTATTAACTTCCTGCTGTGCAACAAGTTTTGCTTGCTTAGATTCCAGGTCTGCCTGATCAGCTTTTGACTTCAAGTTTTGCCTTTGCATTTGACCTGCAGATACCTGACCGAATGCAGTAGCTACACCTGTGATAATATCCAGCGTTTGGGGGCTAATACCGGACGCGGAAACAGGGTCAGCCGGATATAGCGTAGAAGTCGGAATACTGGTATCAGCTGTCATTGTTGTAAAGTAATCCACTGGTTTTAATCCTCTTTAAATTTGTATTTTCAGTTCAATAGCTTTTACCAGCATTTTAGCAGGCACAGATTGGCTAATGGTTATCTGTCCTTTGTCTGACCAACCCAGCAGACCCTCAACTGTTTTACGCCCCGTGTAAGGCGTGATAGGCGCATCCAGAGGGGAGCTGGCACCAGAACCGAATGACCGAAACGGAACCAGATTACCATTAACAGTAATATTAACCGTGTCTTGCAGTTCCAAAACAGCCTCAACAATGCGCTTTCTGCGCCCTAAAATAGTACCGTCCTGTAGTTGTTGTGAGATTGGAATAGTGACTACGGTGGGTGTGAAATTTAGTCCGATCTGATAACTTTCTTCGATTGAGGTTTCAAGCGTTATCTGTCCACCTGATACCACTTGATCTGATTGCACATAATCATCACCAATAACCTTAACGGTTTCACCTTCCAGGTGCTCCAGTCCGGTGATTGTTGTTGTGGCACCTCCTACGGTTCCAACAACCGAGCAGTCTAGCAGCGCATCACTAGTGAATTTCTCGAGGTATCGAACCGTTGCCCCATTGATAGTACGCTCAACAACAAAATAGATATCATCGCCATCGAATCCACACTGTAAAAACTTACCTGATGCTCCCGGCGTTTCACGTGGAACCCAGCCAGCCACATCCTGGTATCTGATCCTGGACATTATTGCGAGGCTTCCATCATCATCGTTCACGATCACTAATAAATCTGCTTCAGATGTGGAGGTTGCTTTTCTTAACACCATGTCGCGGGGTGATTTGAGTAAATGAGATGAGAAAGCACTGATAGCGGGTGCATTATATGATTGTTCAGTATCCACAAAAACCAGATCTCTAACCGCTTTTCCTTCGGCTTGTACAAACATAGTCAAACCAGATGCAGCTTGCGGTCTTATGCCAGCTCTTGAACCTCTGCCGCTACCTTGTTTGGTTATTACGTTTGTAGGCGTGATCGGCGAATCGTTGTACTGTGGAATATATCGCTCGTGAGTTGTGCAAAATATCTGAAAATTACGACCCGAATAAATAGCTACAATCTCAGGCGATTCATCCGCTTCTATTTGAAATTCAATGCCGTCATCATCAAGAATAAAGACGGTTGAAAAATTGAAATAATCATCAATTCGAGAGCCCCATAGATTTGATGGCAAACTTTTAGAGCCACCAAACCAGAGGCGGGAATCATGGATAGCCACAGTTTTGGGCCAGCCACGTGTTGAGCTCCAGGCTTCTTCCCAGTAAGTTGCTACAAACCAGTCTCCATTGGCAATACCAGAGGTATCAAAAAAAGGGATTTCAACATTGGCTTTAGCGTGTGTTGCGTCTATAACCTCGATGATGTGTGCATAACCGCCATTACCCTCAACGTGCTGATTCTCTAAACCAATAAATGAAAATGTACCTGTTGTTGTTAATGTCACCTCTCCATCGACAGCGGAAGGGGTCAAAGTACCGGACGGTGGGTAGTAATCTTCATTAACGTCAAATCGATAAGTTGGGTATTTATCAAAAACGATTGCCTGCATTTGCCACTCATCATCTGCACCTTGACGCTGTAATAATTGGGGTGGCACATCTTCATGCACACAAATCAAAGAATCTTGTTGGTGAGTCCAGTCCATATATTGCATTTCATCGCTAGAAAAAGCGCTATTTACATTGGTTTGGAGAACTCCTGATTTATACACAGCCACGTTATAATCTGTGAATACCAGTAAATAACGCTGATCAATCGCAAAGTTGAAGTAAGCTAGACGGGATTCTGAAAGCGTTGTTGTTTCTTCCCATAACGCAAACTCTGATAGTGACACATAAGATGTGGGGTAATCGATTGCCCCTATTCGCGCTAAACGCCAATAACGAGCGGTCACAGGGCCGGTTCTACGAGCAGATTTTGAACCAACTTCATCAACTTTGGGGGATTTGATAGCGTCACCCAGACTAGTCCATGATACGTTATCCGTAGAATATTGGATGAAAAACTCTGTGAAAGTAGCTGCGCCAGAATCAATATCAAAATTTAAAACATCAGCATGCTTAATTGTTTTTGCTGACCCAAGATCATAATGAACAACAACATAAGGATTGGTTGTTGAAATGACTGTAGTTGTGGTCAGCAGTGTTGAAACGTCGTCATCGTTTGCGTTCGCAGTCGTGCCACCGTTAGGGGCTGTGATAGTTATACCAGAGGTTACCCGTGTGATTTTGAAAGCCAGAGTATCGATATGTTCAAGACCATAGCAACGCTCAAAACCACCTTGCGGAAGCGGTAGTACATTTTTCATGGTTTCGGCACTGGCAAAATATCGATCAAGGTCTGATCGACTGATTAAAAGCGGGTCGATCTCGCCAGTACTAAACGTGAATTGTTGTTGTTTGAACTTCGGCATTATGAAAATCTCGCATCAACGATATCATCTGAAACGATTCTGCTATTCGGGTTAGTCCTGCCATTAATTCCTTTACATGCTGAGAAATACCCTCCCTGCATGTTTTCGCTCGGGGTGCCGAAAGCAAGCTCGTGATAATGCTTTGCCGTATTGCCGTTTTCGTCACCCGTTAATTGAGGTGCCAGAGCCGCACATAACGCCAATTCAACAAGTGGCTGAAACCATCCAGGAAACTTGCCTTCGGTCACATCGTAGCGATAATCGATTACTATTATTTCACTATTCGAATAAAGCTTATCCTCGAATATTTCCCAGTCCATAAATGGATTAATACCGGTATCTGTTGAGTTGAACACTGCCCAGGGCCCTGCAATCAAATCAGATGGGAGTTGATAGGCATATAGCCACTCATTCGTTGGTGATGCTGTGAGGCGTGATAACTGGCGCTTGCCGGTAGCAAACCGCCAAGGGTGCATAGTCAGCAGCATTTTTTTAACTGATGGATAAACTATGCTGCAGGCCCTCCCTTTGTCGCCATCGTCAAACCCGGTAATAATGTCATTTCCTAACCTGATTAATGCGACATTACAAATATCAATATCGGTTGCCATTAGTTGTAAAACCTCTTCTTATCTATTTTTGGTTGCCCAAATAATTCAGCCGTATAGCCAGACATGGAGAAAACCTTATTGCCCTGGTTCATTGCAATTAATCTCATGCCATACTGGTGCTCTTTTAAAACACTTGAATCAGGCATCATATGACCCACGCCTTTTAGTGCACTATCCACGGCATAACCATCCCCACCGGTCAAAGGACAACCGCACAGAATGATTTCATCAAAGTTCAGTTTTAATCCTATCAGGACAGCAGCACCGGCAGAGGTGGCAGGGGTATTCACAGCCCACCATTTATTGACTAAGGGGGAATAATCTCGACCGCCACCAGCGACAGAATGCACCAGGTAGTCATTACCCGGGAAGACTTCCTCACGACCGCGTAACAAATCAGGCAATATCTCTGGGTGCATCGTGATAATGTGATCAGAGCGAACGATTAAAGCAGCGAGGTTCACAGCTGCTGTTACAGCGTGTGGCCGGTGCTTCCAGATGCGATTAAGATCATCATAGATGCAGGGAGAAGGACCGCAAATTATTAAACATTTATGCATCTTTTAAGTACCTAAACTTATTGCTTATCTTGTTTACAAACAAAAAAGGGCCAAGACTTCCGCCCTGGCCCTCTTAATAGCATTGCGTTATTTACTGGCGTTTAAGCAAATACGCAGTCGTTAGTACCGTCTGTCAGTGTAGCGAAAGTAATCACGCCTGCTGTGTTTGTCAGTTGATAAAACAGCGTGGTATCACCCATAATCGCTAGCACTACGTCACCCGTCTGAATGTTGCTCTGAATACTATTAAAATATCCAGCACCTTCAACAACGGCCTGATTGTCAGCAGTTCGATAGACGTGCAGACCCCCGACACCCTTAGAGATATCGCCGCCCTGTGCCCATCCAGTAGTAGAAAAAGCCATAATAAAATCCTCTCTATGTTCGGTTAAGCTTCAGTACAGCTGATTTCGACAATACCCAGGGCATCGACACCAACAGCACCAGCTTTGAAAATGCCGTTACATAACCAGGAGGTCTTTTGCGGCACATAGTTGATTTCAGTTCTGAAATCCAGCCCGATAGCCATACCTGTGGACATTTTGTCATAGGCATAGCAAGTACGAACACTGGTAGCAACTGGCAGGCCACCTTCTGCACGGGTTTCCATAGTGATGAACTCGAAACCAACCCAATACTTGATCTCACCATCATAAAGCGCCTTGATAGCGTTTTTGTCGATAGTATTAGCATCGGTATCACCCAGCAATGATTCCAGTTGACTGGCACCCATGACAAAGGTTTGCTGACCTTTCTCGAATACAACCCCCTGCTCAACCATCAGCTTTTTAGCCCGGCGAACCTTTGAAGTGTTGAGATCTGAACCAGTACCGCCAATATCTGTGGAAACTGTCAGCGTTGTACTGGCTGCGTCAATAGCATCCAAGATCAGTTGATCTTCACGTCTACCGATAGCGCCAGCAATTACCGTTGCAAGCTCGCGTTTTTCTTCGAAATTCACTTCTGCCTGATCGAAAATATCAGTATATTCGGCTGCGTTCCAGTCTTCCAGAGTCGCGGTTGAGTTAGTGTGACTGACGTTCATTGGGGTCACGTCAGTTTGAGGGATCCGGCGTGTTGCAGTGCCTTTACCCATCTTGGGAAATCGATGAGTTGAGCCGGTTACACCTGTTCTTAGGCGTACTGTATTACGCAATTTACCAGTGCCTTGATACGCATGTTTTACCTGCGCATCAAAACTGGCAATTGCACTATCTGTTAGGGATTTTGACATTTGTCTTTACCTCTGCAAATTGAATAAAATTATCTCTTTTCGCAGCGGTAGGCCGTATTATTCGGAAAGGGCCGCTAGGGTAGCGGTAGGCTTTCAACCTGTCCGGGGCCGCCTGTGATTAATGGATTTATAAGCTAGATTTCTCAGAATGTCAAATTAATGGCAAAAAAAAGCCCCGCAATCAGAAGGGCTGTAAAAACTGAGTAACTATTAACCAATAACTAAGGTGGGTATTATTTGCGTTAGATTTTGTGTTGTCAACCTAACCCGCCTAAGCTCGCCTGGCAGATGACCGAACCCCAAGCCCTCGAGGACTAGTGCCTGATGAATTACTACCAAATACCTGATCAAATTGTTTATCAATTTTTGCACGATAGGCCGGATCTTCCTGGTATTTTGTAGATGCTGCTGCAGCATAGAGCTCTTCCTTGCTTGGCAGCCCATCACCAACGGTATCACCATCAACCGGGATACCTTGCTCGCCAGTGTAATGAGTCCGAAGTTTTTGCAGAGCACTAATACCTGTAGCAGTAGACCCCATATAAAAGATTTCATCATGCTCAGCATCAGAAAGAATACCGTCTGTATGCAGCTTTTCTCCCCAGTTAAGTACGCCAGTGATAATTGCATCAGCATTCTTTCCAAGTTTGGCTTTCTCGCTGGCTTCGTCAGGTGCAGGCTCTGGTAGCATTGGCGCGATTGCGGTTAGGTATTCACTGACAAAACCCTGAAAGTCTTCCTGTGGAATTCCGTGTTTATGCGCGGCTTCTCTGGCAGCATTCAAACCCACGTCATCCTCTGGAATATCCAGCTTTTTACCGTCCGGTAGCTCTGGCATTTCAAAAGTGTAATCTTCTGGTTTTTCTGGTGCTTTACCTGGCTTACCTTTGGCGTTTTTAAGCTCTGTCCGTGTGTCTTTATACGATTTCAGTAGAGCTGCATAGTTGAGCTTTCCATCTTTTCGGAATTGCTCGGGGACTGAGTTGAGTTCTGTTTCAGACAGTTCAAGGAGCGATGTTTCGGTCTCTCCCTCCTTTTTACCCTTATCGCCTTCTCCCTCACCTTCTTCACCATTGCCACCAGCAGCAGCCCGCGCAGCAGATCCGAGTAGACCCCCTGGTAGGTCATCGCTGCCAGTTCCGGTACTCGGATGTTGACCAGCAGGGGTTTCAGTTTCAGCTTCTCCACCGCCACCTGCTGCGCCATCTTTTCCAGCTTCTTCAAAGTAAAGTCTATTCAAGTAATCGCGTAACATTGCTTTTCTTCTCCTGTGTTAATTAAAAAAATTACTCGGTTTCTGTTAATTCAAAATCAAGTAGCGGATGATCATTTGTCCTGGCTGACTGTAGTTCGCGCTGTAACGCCACCAGCTGACCAGGCTGCTTTTTATTAATCTGCATCACATAACCTATCAGGTTTTCGAGTTCGATCATTTTTTCCCTTATTGTTGTGAGTTGTACAGTTTCTGCTTTCTTTACTGCTGCTTTCTTTGACATGAGTATAACCTCTTATGATTGGTTTATTTTGACTGCTCTGGTGGCCCTTGATCGACTAAATCAATGCATCGTTCAATGTGCCGAATGATTGAATTCTGACCCTCTCTGGCAAAGCCATAAGCTGAAGCGCTTTGGAAATCTCTACTCTCACTATCCCAGGTCGGGGCCAGTGTTGTAATAGATCTCAGCGCGTCCAGACAAGCCTTGCCTGCTGCGTTACGAAAAGGAGTGGCAATCACAAGGGCTTTATCATAAGCCGCTTGCTGCGCACCTGTATTAGCTGATTGAGTGGATTTATCTTCCAGCCCTTCCCAGCCTCCTGAAAGTAACTGATTAATCGTATCCATTGGGTTAGGAATTTGCTTTTCTGTTGTCACTTTATTTACTCCTGTTTTTGCGTTGTGCTGATAATTTAAGTTGTGTGCGCCGGTTACGTTTAAAACCCGCGTTACTAGTTTGAGCTGGCGGGTAAGAATAGCCGTGTTGAATTCTAGCCATTAAGTTGCCACTAGAAACGCCTGTAAGTGCTCCAAAAAATCGAAACATGTTAGTTACTCCGGTTAGTTAAAAATTAAGCAGCAAGCGGAATGCCTGCAGCCTGTCCAGCTATGCCTATTTCTGGGGCCATTGGTGCAGCACCTCCACCGATAGGAATAGCCCCTTGCTGCCCTTGCTGTTGTTGTTGCGCAGCCATTTGACCGGCCATCTTTTGCAAAGCTTCGCGCTCATCTGTAGACCTGATCAGCTTCGCGGGTACGCCGAATTGCTCCATGATCCAGGGGCCGATATCTTCCATTTTTGCAGATAAAGTCAGGATCTCGTTACCGAAACCAGCGAGGATAGATAGAGCTCTTACAACTGCTTCAACCTCGTTGAGATTTTGATCTTTAGCCAGTGGGGAAAGTACTTGGGCCTCCACGAACAACCCATCCAGCTTAATCTCTGTTTGAATAATACCGCGACGATAAAGGATGCCTAAGCCGCGACGAACCAGCGGCAATATAAATTCATGCATCATGCGACCGAACAAAGAGCCTCGATCAGTAGCCAACTCTTTGATACGCTCCACAATCTCAGTGGCAGAACGCACGGGGCCAGCTTCTGGCGGTAACCGGTTATCAAGCAGCATCTGCTTAATACGCATAGTCAGCTCTTCTTTTTCGAGCTGCGAAAACTGTAAATCTGATGGGTTTCTGAGAGACTGCAACGAGGGACCACGAGAACCGCCATTGGATGCCACTGGAATCACTGCGCCGGGCGCAATAACAACAACATTTGGATTAAGCACACCATCATCAACAGCGGTATAAACACCAGCAATATTCAAAGCAGCGTTTTTCAATACCAGCTCAGTGATTTTATTGATAGTTTTGATATCAGGCATTGCCAATATGACTGGGCCACGTCCGTATGCTTCACCTGGTAGCTTATTCAATCGGGTGATAAGCCATGGGTTTTCAGGATAATCACGTTCAACAAGACGGGTATTCTCTGCTTTGGTTTCTCCACCTATTTTCCAGCAAACATCATACAACCACTGCTCGCTGGTTTTGTCATAATACGTGGACTCAAATAAATCAACTTTTGCGCTATCGTCATCCTGTTGCAACTTTTGCATTTCTTCCGGTATTTGTGCATCACTCCATTGGTCCTTGATAACTCTAATTTCAATCTGTCTCCAGGTTCTGAAAACACCAGACACATTACCCCAGGCTCCCTCTTCAATCGCTATATGCTCAAATGGCACAGGGACGAATTGGAAAGGGCTGGCGTCATCACCTTCAAGAAACAGCATGGGCATGGTTCCAATCGCTAATTCTGCGTAGCCCTCTGGCGCTGCTGTGTCGAAATTAGAGGCCCGTAATGCTGCAAAAAATTTGTTATTTGCATCTTCCAGGGCTGTTTTAACCTCTGTTCGCTGCTTCTCTGGCACGAATGGGCCAGGGGCCATATCAACCCACTTTTGAAAAGGTGGCGTCAGATCATTATGCAGCCGGTTAACGAACCCGATTACAGCAGATTGGCCCGTTGAATCAAACATACGATCTACTTTCTTTTCGCCGGGAGTCTCGCTGTTTAATAGATTCCGGTTCGGCAGTGCATACTGATATGCATCTTCGTACAGAGAACGAAACTGATCTTTGTGTTTCAGTGCTCTATCGTAGCGTTTACGCAGTTTACTGGGGTCACACCTGACTGATGTTTTCTTTTGCTGGTTTTGTTGCTGCTGCTGTTGTGAATCCATAGCCATGACTTTTAACCTCGTAGATACCAGATTTTAGATTGTGCACCACCATCAATTAATTCCTGTTTTGCATCAACACCCAGCATTTCAAACTGTATGAGCCACCACTGTGCTGGGCGGATAGTCATGTGTAACTGATCATCAATTAACTGGCCCATGCTGTCAGGCTCATGACTAATACTAAAAAAGCCGCCCTTTTGAGTGCGACTGATGATCGAATCCAGTGTGTCCCTGACTCGCTCCGGTGGGATATGCTCTAAAACATCAGTACAAAAGGCCCAGTCGGATTTTATATTGTCCGGCATATCCCAAATGCACTCATTGATAAACTGAAACCGGTTTGATTCTGGATCTGTACAATTATCAGCAATATCGACTCCGGTAACAAAAACCCCTTTTTCCAGAAACTTCATCGCTGCACGACCAGTTCCACACCCATAATCGATCAGCTTCTCATACCGTTTTATCCCAAGTTTTTTGATTGCTTCGTTTACATATCGCTCACCAGGGGATGTTTTCCGGTATTGATCAAAACCCCAGATCTTTTGATATTTTGCGCGCTCAAGTAGAGCTGTGTTATCTATATCGTCCATCATCCTAATGTAGCCCTCGACCCTTGCGCTCGAGTGCCTGCTTGTGAGCCGAATAATAATTGAGACCCACTGGAACCTCTGCGTCTAACTGCTCGACGAGCGCGGACTTGTTTAGATGTTGTTCTTTGTTCAGCATCGGCGACTTTTTGCTGCTCAGCTAAAATAGCGTCCTGTTCCGCTTTTGCCTCTTTTGCTTCTTTTCGTTGAGTGCTAGCATTTATTCGTGACTCATTAGCCCCTACAACTGCGGTTCCTGCTGTGATCCAGGGTAGTGCTGCTGTCATGATAATTACCTCGATTTTGATAAAGGAATGATGTGTGCACCTGCTGCAAGCATAGCCTTGAATAGCTGCTTAGGCGTGATGATTTTCCAGCTTTTTAAACCGATAGTCATTTTAATTATGCTGACACACGTTATAAAACCCCTCGAATAGTAGCGCTGAATGTGATTTTGCTCAAGTAATAGCACTTTGTGTCCGTGCAATAAACACGCTTGTGCAATGCGTTCAGGGGGTGCTGGAGACCATGATACCGCTAATCCTGTCCATGACGGATCCAAAACGAGGGTACCTAGTTCGCTTGGCGTGAATACAAAACAATGCCGGTATCCAGGTGATGTAAACAGTTTGATGAATGATGCGACGATGCCAGTATTTAAGGGATCATTGCTGTTATCAGTGAAAACTACATACCAGTATTTTGGCAATGTATCAGATAGATGTCTGCGGGTTATTAGTGATTCGGTCATTGATTAAATATATCAAAGTCGATTTTAGCCTGGTGTGTCTGACCAGCTGGCAGTTGACCAGCCCTTAGCCCTTTTGTTAATAGTCTGTGCTCTCCGCCACCTAGCAATAAATAACCGGCTGCGTCACCAAGATCTGAATCAGGGTGGTTTTTAAATGGTTTGTCCTGATATCTTGCTTCGCCGCCACTAACTTGCATGCGTCTGAAATGCCAGCCACCAGATAATGCTTTGCGTAGCCTTTTGCATCGTTTATTTATCATCAATGCTGGTTTTCCGTCTATCCACCTAGATGCCGCAGATTCAACAACTTCTATTCTTAAATCAATTTCCTGGCTAGGAGCGCCACGAACCGGGAAGTTCCCGTCTCGCCTCAAATGATCAAATACGGCAGTATTATAATATTCATCGCCTTTTTCTCCTGCAGGGTCTCCCCACATTGTTAATATTTCGTGATCTGGCGCTATTTCAGCTAATTCAGCTTGTATCACTTTAACGAAATTTTTAACACCCATATTAGTACCAATGCACTCCCCGTGGACTAACCATCCTCCCCTGCTATTTCTTTGTGCAATTATTGCAGCCGGATTGAGTGTGCCGCCACCGATATCTATGCCGATTTGTAGCGGGACATTTTTGAGAATTGGTACATCATCGCTGCTATGAAAATCATCGTTATACCCAGGAATACAAGGCTTGCCGTCCTGCACGTAAACCCATTTAGCTTGTAGATCACGTTGTATCTCTGCGAGCGTTGCTCCTGCTATCTGATCCTCATAATAATTTTTTCTCAGGTTTGCCAGGTTCTCAGCTTTTGGGTTAACAACCCATTGACGCCCCGCTCCATCAATGACTACACCAGCATCAAATTCTTTTCCGTAATGTTCTGGATATGATTTTTCTTTACAAATCCACTTGTCACCCTTTTTTTCTACTTCGAGCACGGCTGGAGGCTGTCTATAAAAACTGAACCCTTGTGGCGGGTTATCGCACATCTGAGCGAGCCAGTGATCCTCATCAACTGCGTTACTGTCACCAATGACGCAGGGACGTACAGCCTCGATTCCTAATCTCTTAGGAGGAAAACGACCAACACGCCGACGAATATAGCGCACTACCTCAACAGGTAATTCTGAGATTTCATTGCATGCAACTGCTGTTACTTCTAACGACTTCAGTTTTGCTATATCAGCAGGCCGATCTAAACCAAGAAACATGACTTCGACTTCTAGCCCTGGTGTTGTTCTTGTTGCTGGCACGTTAATTTTATGAGTAATGGGGGACGAGTAAACGACTGGGCCAACAGCTTCTTCATCCCACAATTCAGTCCATGTTTTAATTGTTGTTGCTTTTAGCTCGGGAGATGTGTTCCTTATGATCGCAAATCGTGATCTCCTTACACCTGCTGTATTGCTAGTTTCAGTGCCGGGAAATACGTGCTGCATCATTGCTATACGCATGATCTCAGTAGAGATAAATGTAAAAGTTTTGCCAGATCCCACAGGCCCGATGACTATTCGATAAAGTGATTCTTCGTCAAATATTGCCCGCTCAACTGTTGGCGCGTGTGTTAAATCGATCTGGGGGCGGAATATTTTAGCCACGATTAACTATCCAGCTTTAACCGTTGAATAACATCTATGCCTTCTTCGTTATGCACTGCGCGGCCTGGCACAAATACATGCTCATGCCACTGTTTAACGACTTCAGCTCTCTCTCTGCGTGTCAATCTCTCCCAGACAAAACCCTGCAGCAAACCTGACTGTATTAGCGCTCTCTTTTCGCCGGGTGTTACAATAGCTGGAGCACCACTTACAGCAGCGTGGAACTTTCTTCCGTGTACTTCTTCGTTTGCTTGTTTTCTAATCAAGTCCTTACCGATTTTATCCCACCACTCTGACGCCTTTTTAACGGCTTCTGATGCACTTATTCCTGAGTGTAATTTGTCGCTCATACTTCCACCTTCAACTTGTCTGCATCGTCAACGTTTATACCAAGTAGTTGGTCAGATAGCATTTGATTAGTTTCATCTTCTGCGATCTCTATTAATTGATCTCTTTGCTTTTCTTGCCACTCGTGACGAATATCCTGCAGCGTTCTGCCATCGACATTGATAGCCGCCATACTTTCCAGGGCTTCTTTGTCTTCTGCCATCATGTCCCATAGATTTTTAGGCATCTGATCTCTTACTGATACCATCGCGTCAACCATTCGATCTAAATGTGCAGCAGTTGCAATTCTGAACAAGCGTAAATGAGATTTTACTTGCTGATATTTGTTTTCGGTAGCTTTTCTGTTATCAGTTGAATTAAGCGCGTCAAGGTGATGCTCACGTGCAACTCTATAAGCTTTGCGAAGCTTTACGTTTTTTTGCTCAAACTCTTTTATTAAATCTGATTTTGCTGATTTTAAATCTTCCTGTTTACGCGCTATCTCATCACGCAAAGAGTTAATAGTATTTAATTGATCAACATAGATCTTCTTCGCATACTCTAAATCACTCCGCCACTTTTTTTGTCACGATCGGCGTCGGGATCGTGACTGGGAAAC